ACGATCCATTCTCGTTCTTATACTCATATTATTAGGAATATATATCCGAACCCTAGTATAGTATTTGACCAGATGTTGGATATAAAAGAAATAGTTGAATGTGGAAATGATATTGCTACTTATTACGATGATTTGATTACAAATAGTAATGGTCCTACAAATAAAAGAGACCACAAAAAATCGTTATGGATGTGTATGATGTCAGCGAATGCTCTAGAAGGTATTCGTTTTTACGTATCCTTTGCCTGCAGTTGGGCATTCGCTGAGCTTAAAAAGATGGAAGGCAACGCTAAGATTATTAAATTTATTGCGAGAGATGAGAATACTCATTTAGCTGGAACAACAACTCTACTTAAACTTATGAGAAGAGAAGATAAAGAGATGGAAAAAATAGCAAAGGATTCAGAAAAAGAATGTACTGAATTATTTGTAAAGGTTATAGAACAAGAAAAACAATGGGCAGAGTATCTATTTAGAAATGGCTCAATGATTGGTTTGAATGAATCAATATTAAAAGATTACGTAGAATGGGTAGGTTCAAAAAGAATGAGAGCTGTTGGATTAGTATCTCCTTACTCAGTACCACAAGCTAATCCATTACCATGGACTGAAAAATGGATAGCAGGTGGAAACGTACAAGTAGCACCACAAGAAACTGAGATTAGTTCTTATGTAGTTGGTGGAGTTAAAAAGGACGTTGATAATAATACATTAAAAGGATTAAGTTTATGAGTCCAGACGCATGGAAAAGACCAAGTGCTGTGGATGACGCAGCAAACGTGACGAGTGGATATGAACAACAATTAGAACTACAATTAAACAAAACTGTAGATGCTACACCTGAACAAATTAACGAATGGCAAGAAAAAGAGTTAAATTGGTGGGCTGAAATACAATTACCATTAGTTGCCTTTATGGCATTTGTACAATTGGCAGTTTTTGGTGGTATGTTATTAACAATGATTTTAATAGGAGAAGGATTTAAATGAAAAGTATGATGTTAATGATTTCGCTTATGGGCGGAGTTGAAGAAGTCGATAATGGACAAGATGTTCATTTTAATATGCAAAACGTTGGTGTAAGTTATAAAGGCGCAACGTTAGTAAGGTCTTCATTTGATTATGATGGCAATAAGAATTATGAAACTATGATTGGTTTTTCGTCAAATCATATCTCAGTTGTAGGCAATAAAGATATGAAGATGATGAATTTAAACTATCCATTTTTATATGATAAAATAAATCTACATTTGGATGCAATGCAAATGGAAGATATGTTGGACTCATTATCAGTGGGTGTAGGTTTTAAAATTAACGATAAACTAGAATTAAAATTTAACATAGGTGGAAGAAAATTTGATATGTTTGAAAACGAAAACTATGGTAAAATTGATTCTGAATTTGCAAACATGCAATTATTAGTAAAATTTTAAGGAGAAATAAATGAATGATTTAGTTGGAATTTTGATAGCCTTTGTGCTTTCTTTTGGTGGTTTATTATATTATACTTATGATAATTTAGAATATAAAGGATATCCTAATAATAAATCATGCACTGGTGAATGTTATGAAGCGTATGTTAAAATACATGGAACACCAGCAGAGATTGAAATGAGAAAAAAGGCAGCAGCTGAAGGTGACCCTTTTAGTTCTATAAGAGGATTATGGGGTGGATGTGCAGCATGTCATGGTAATGAAGGTCAAGGTATGGGTGCATTTCCTAAATTAGCAGGACAAAATGCAGAATATATTAGCCAAAGATTATACGCATATAAGAATAGAGAAACAATAGGTAATATGAGTTCCACTATGTGGGCTCAAGCTGGTATGTTATCAGATAGAGATATAGATACTATAAGTAAATTTATTGAGGAGACAATGAATGATTGAAATATATGGAAAACCACAATGTCCATTTTGCGATAGAGCAAAAGCTTTATGCGAACAAAAAGGATTAGAATATACATATAAATCTTTAGGTACAGATTTTGGTAGAGAAGAAATGTTAGAAACATTTCCAGGTGCAAGAACCTTTCCACAAATTATTGTAGATGGTGATAAAATTGGTGGCTATACAGAATTAGAAGAAAAGCTCAAATGAAACTAGAATGCGAATACTGTTATAATTCTTTCGTCATAAGACCAGACGATAGAGATGTTAAAGTGAATTTTTGTCCGCATTGTGGAGAACCACAAAACGAAAATGACGATGAATTAGACTTTAACTATTATGATAATGATTAGCCCTTGGTACTATGAAGGAAGACCATACGAACCTCCAAAAGATTTTAGTTCGAATGACTATTATGGGTTTGTTTACTGTATTACTAATCGTGGCACGAATAGAAAATATATTGGAAAAAAATTTTTCTGGTCCAAGAAAACCTTACCTATCACAAAAACCCGTAAACGTAGAAAACGTTTATTAGTTGAATCAGATTGGAGAGATTACTTTGGTTCAAATAAACAATTAAATGAAGAAGTTGCAGTACAAGGAAAAGATATCTATCATAGAGAAATACTTCACCTCTGTAAATCAAAAGGTGAATGCGCTTATTTGGAAGCTAAGGAACAATTCGATAGAGAAGTACTTGGCAGCGATGACTATTATAATGGTATTATTAATGTTAGGATTGGCGCAAATAGTGTAAAAAAACTGTTTACAAACGACTAAAACTGTGATATAATATACATACTATGGAAAAATATAACATATTTCAAAAATTACTTGTGTGGGTGATTGACTGTTGGCGTTTAGTAATGGATAGCAGATTTAATCCACTTAAGTATATACCCGACCCTTCATTACAAGCATACTTTACTTTAGTACTTTTTGTAATGTGGAGTGCCTATTTTAGTCTAGTTGCTACAGTGTATATGGGATTTAATTACGATACAATTACATCAATTATAATACATATGGCAGTTGTAATACCACTTATATTTACTAATTTAATTTTCAAAGATGCTGAAAAGAATGGACGTAATTGGATATATGATTACAGAGCCGACCAGGAAAGAAAACGCTGGTGGGATAAAGTTAGAAGACCTAATTACGAAAAAAGAATTAAGTGGGATATTGACAAGGAAGCATAATGGGTAAAATAATAAAATTTCCTACTCAACATGAGAGGAAAATGAAAGAAACTGCTGAAAAACTGCAAGAATCTGAAGATGCAGTTTACGCGGCAAGTAACGAATGTGTTGAAATGTCACAAGAGTTTTTAGCTAACTTAGAACATCTAATGCATGATGGTATAATCTCGGATTGGCCTATATTCAAAAGTATGGAATTTAGGAATGAAGAGTATCCTGAGTCAAGAGATGTATATGTTCTAGTAAATATGTTTAACGCAATGTTAAATAGACACATAGGTATTCCACACGAACTACATCGAGAGTTCGATAGGTTGTTTATTAAAATAAAGAAAACAGCTGAACAACACCAAGAGATAAGAGAAAAAATGGATGACATGGAAGTTTTCTTTGATGCCGATTTTGATTTTCCAGGAGATGATGATGATACTACTTGATTTTAACCAAATAGCTTTATCCAATATTTTTATTCAAAAATTAAATGATGAAAATATGATAAGGCATATGATACTTAACTCTATAAGAATGTATAATAAAAAGTATAGAGATGAATATGGTCAAATGGTTATATGCTGTGATGGTATGAATACATGGCGTAGAGATTATTTCCCTGAGTATAAAGCAAATAGAAAGAAACACAGAGATACTGATGATTCTCAAGATTGGGGAGAAGTATTTAGAGTATTAGATTTAGTACGTACTGAAATCAAAGAGTATCTACCATATAAAGTTATTCACATGGAAGGATGTGAAGCCGATGATATCATAGGAGCACTTACTTTAAAAACACAAGAGTTTGGCCAAGATGAACCTATAATGATTATATCATCTGATAAAGATTTTATACAACTACAAAAGTTTAAGAACGTTAAACAGTTCTCACCTATGCAGAAAAAATTAGTAAAGGATAAGGATGGTAATCCTAGAACTTACTTATTTAATCATATTATGAGAGGTGATGCTGGGGATGGTATACCAAACGTTCTATCAGCTGATGATACATTTATCAGTGAAAAGAACCAATCACCATTAAGACAAACAAGGATTGATGATTGGTTAGAAAAGTCAGATAACCTCAGAGAGTGTATGGATGACAATACCTATAGGAATTATCAAAGGAATAAAAAGTTAATAGATTTAACTGAAATCCCTGAAGATATCGTACAAAACATTATAAATAATTTTATAGAACAACCAATCGCACCGCGTATGAAAGTTTTAAATTATTTAATTAAAAAGAGATGTAATCAATTGATTGAAGTCGTGGAGGAATTTTACAATGGCGAAACCGTTAATCTCAGAAGTTCTTAAGAAATGTGGAAAACTCAAATCTAAAAAAGAGAGAGTACAATTTTTAAGAGAGAACGATCACCCAGCAATAAGGGATGTCCTTAGAGTCGCATTTGACGATGACATCGTAAGTTTGCTACCAGAAGGTACACCACCTTATCAAAAGGACGATGCTCCAAAAGGGCATGAGTACCTAACTCTATATAGAGGACATAGAAGATTTAAATACTTTTTTAAAGGACCAGTAGCTAATGAGTTGCAACCTATTAGAAGAGAAAGTATGTTTATAAGTTTACTAGAGTCATTACACGCAGAAGATGCGGAAATGCTCTGTTTAGCTAAAGATAAAAAGCTAAAAATAACCGGCATTACTAAAAAACTAGTTAGTGATGCTTTTCCAAACTTAATAGTAAAATAGGAGGCACGCCTATAGATAATCCCTTTGTTATGATTTATTAACAATCAAAAGATAAAGGAGGTGGTTTACAAATCTATAAAACTGTGATATAATATATACTATGAATATTTTTATACTTGACCGTGACCCAGTTAAAGCTGCTCAACAACAATGTGATAAACATGTAGTTAAAATGATTGTTGAGTCAGCACAAATGTTGTCCACGACCCATCGAATGATTGATGGGTCGATGGAACGACGATTATCCAAATCAGGCAAAGTAAGAGTTCAATACTGGAAATTACCAGATGAAAGGGAAGATATACTTTATAAAGCCTGTCATTTTAATCATCCAAGCACCGTTTGGACAAGAGAAAGTTTAGAAAATTATCAATGGCACTATAATCATTTTATTGCCCTTTGTGATGAGTATAAATACAGATACAATAGAACACATATGACCGATACTAAACTCAGGGAAGCTTTATCTAAAGCACCTAATAAAATACCTACAAACGTAGGACCAACAGAGTTTAAGTTAGCTATGAAGAGTAATCCAGAGTGTATACTGGAATGTCCTATAGATTCATATAGAGCGTTCTATCAAACAAAACAAGATAGGTTCAATATGGTTTGGACCAATAGAAAAGTACCGGAGTGGTTTCAATATGCCAACGTATGAATTTAAAAATACTGAAACAGATGAAGTATTTGAAAAGTTTATGTCATATGATGATAAGGTTAAATTTTTAGAAGATAACCCGCATATAAAAACATACTATTCAAAAGGTCCAAATGTGGATTTTGACGGTGGGCAATCTGTACTTTCCAGAGCCGGTGATGGTTGGAAAGAAGTACAAAGTAGAATTAAAAGTGGTTTACCACCTAGATTGAGAGATAATATTAAGAGTAAGTAATGGGTAAACTAAGGCAATGGTTTAGAAGGTGGTTAGATAGAGAAATAGAGAAATCATTTCAAAGACAAGCCAATAAATTATTTATGAAGGGGAAAAAACATGCCAATGAGAACTAGTGATTTATACGTGGATGGCGGTATAAGATTTGAACAAGATTTAGTTGATATAGGTTATACTGATTTAGAATGCGAAACAAAAGAAACAGGTAGAAATTATTTAGACCCTGAAGGAAATGCTTATCCATCAATTACAACTGTATTAAAAATATTAAGTGAGGAAGGTATTGCAGCTTGGAGAGCAAGAGTTGGAGAAGAAGAAGCCAATAAAGTATCAAGGATAGCTTCAACACGTGGAACTCAAGTACACAATATATTAGAGAACTATGTTAGTAATAAACCATATTTAGAAGGTGAACTACCACATAACATACAAACATTTAAAGATATACAACCAATCATAGATGCAAATCTAGAGAAAGTGCATGCAATGGAAGTACCTTTATATTCAACACATTTAGGTATTGCAGGAAGAGTTGATTTAGTTGGCCAATGGAATGGTAAAGAATCAATCATCGACTGGAAAACTTCTAGGAAACTCAAGAAAGAAGAATGGGTTTCTGGATATTATATGCAAGCGGCCGCGTACGCAATCATGTGGGAAGAGAGAACTGGTCGCCCCATAAAACAATTAGTGGTTGCCATTGCCGGTGATGAAGGTCCTCAAGTATTTATTGGAGACCGAGATGACTGGACCGAAAAATTAAAAGAAACTATACACGAATATAAACGTAGGCAGATGTGGCCTAATCAGAGGAAGTAAAATGTCGGATACACATTTTTTATTGAAAGCTTTGATTGATAAATTAGAAGGTGAAATTGAAGTTGCAAAAGCTAATATATTAGTTTATCAACGCAGTTCAGTTGGAATTGGTGAGCATATTGATATTGTAGAAACTATTGAGAAAGAAGTAGTTAAGATATCAGATGCACATGATAAAATCGAAGCAATCAAGAAATACTTAATTTAATAAATATATTATACCGTTTACAAATACACAGAAATGTGTTATAATAGTCTATTATGGATAAGTTTTCGAAATATTTAGAAGAAGGTACTAAAGGCCTGACTATATTTGACATAGATGATACTATGTTTACTACGAAGGCTCGTGTTCTAGTAAAGAATACAAAAGGTGGAAAACCTATACCTTTAACACCTCAAATGTTCAATAAATATAAATTGAAAAAAGGTGAGTATTTCGATTATGGTGAGTTTAAATCATCTAAAATATTTTACCAAACAGCTATACCAATCGGTAAGATGATTGCAAAAGCAAAAGCAATTATAAGAAATGCTACAAAAGCAGGTAGTAGAGTTATAATCGTAACGGCAAGAGCTGATATGGATGATAGAGATTTATTCATACGTACGTTTGAGGAACATGGTATACCAATGGATAACGTATATGTTGAGAGAGCTGGTAATATGTCAAATAAATCCAGTGCTGCTGCAAAACAAATAATATTTAGAAAATATTTACAAACTGACAGATATGCACGTATTAGATTATTTGATGACCACATGGAAAATTTAACTGCTCTACTAGATTTAAAAAGAGAGTTTCCTAACGTAAGTTTTGAAGCTTATTTAGTAGATAAAAAGGGAAAGGTGAAAAAAATATAATGCCAATAAAATTAGGAAAATCACATAAAACAGTTGATAGGGCTACAAAGAAAGTTTCTACTGTACATCCTTATATCAAAAATTTTAGTAAGACTGAATTGATAGAGAAATATAATAGTAATAGTACAAGACCTAGAGATAAGCAAAAGATAAAGAACGAATTAGTTCGCAGAGGTGGAGTTGTATTTAATGGTTGATGTAATCATTACAGTATCGTTATTAACAGCTTGTTTTTTAGGAATTGCATTTATATGGTATGATAGTTATATAAAATGAGATGGTCAGGTAAAACATTACACGTAGGAGTAAGAAAATCTTCATCACAAGGTGTAGGTGGAAGAGGTAGAAGCGTTAAGTGCGCTACATCCACAATGAATAAATCAAAGAAGAGGTCTTATAAGAAATATCGTGGACAAGGACGCTGAGGAAAGATTTAAATATTCAGTATATGCTAATATTGTACAGGCGTGTATAATTATATTTCTATTAATGACATGAAAAATAAAAACGATATAACTGGTGATATTATTAAAACCAAAACTGGTAGTCAGCAAGCTTATGCTGATAACTGGGATAAAATATTTGGTAAGAAAAAACCTAAGATAAAAGCACGTAAGAACCAACCAAAACATTCAATTACACAAATTCATAAAGATAAGTCAAAACGAATACCTAGACAGTATAAATATAAAAATATAGAGGAATAAATATGTCAGACAATTTATTAGATTTTGATTTTGGATTTACTGCTGTAGATGAAAATGAGTTAGAGGCTGTACAAAAAGCAACTACGAAAGTAGAATCTACATCATCAAAAGCAGAAGACTTAGAAGAAAAACTCAATAAGTTATATAATGCTATATTACCCTTACTATCAAATTTAAAGAAAAACCCAGAAAAAGAATATATTCTTTGGCCAAACCGTACAGAAAAAATTGAAGAGTTCGAAGACCATATATCAGCAATAATTAAATAACATGGCAGTTAAATCAACAGGAAATCCATTAGCACTAGCTGGTTCTAGAATAAAAGGAGACGATGCTACTACTACAGCTGGTGGAATAGATATAACAGGAAACGATATTTGCGAAGAGTTTGGACATAAAGGTTCTAACCAAGCAATTGCCGGTACCGACATTAAATTAGGAGATTATATTCGAGGGGGCGATGGTTTAGTTCCTGATGTGACTCAAAATAGTGCAATCAAAGCATCAAAAACATCTGGTTCTAATTTACAAATGTCAAACTACTACGAAGGTGTAGATACATTTATGGATAGTAGTTTTAATACACCATTTTGGGATACTACATTAAGTCACAATGCTACTGCAGGGTTTCCGGAATCTTGGTGTTATATGCAATTTTTAGTTGCACCTGCCACTAATCAAATTCGAGTAGATTATGCTTGGGGAACCTCAGCAGCACCAGGAAATTATTATACTGTTTATGTTGATTATTCTGGACTCTCAGCTTTTCAAGTAAGATACAACGCAACATCGCAAAGTAGATTTCAAGATGCTGCAGGAAGTTGTTATCAAGGAGCGTTTGGAGCAACACCAGTGCAAGATGGTTATAACGCAGGTACATATTACAGTTTAAGTAGTCCAATACTATTTGGATGGATGGCAAAAGCAAATCCAAACAAACCTCCATGTGATGGTAATGCAAGAGTGGAGGCTATACTAGGTACTAGTAGTTTATCTTCGTTTCAAATTCAAGGAGCACCAACAGCGACTGATTTAGCTAATAACACAAACGTATTTACAAGTAATGGGGGGGGGAGCACATCATTACCACTCGGTGGTAGTA